TTAATACCTACCATCATAACCATACCTAACCAATTTTTATCTATCAAGAACCTTAATCCTGCTATTGAATTTGCTTCAAGCACTATAGCAGAAACAAATACTATTAATAGTTTCCACCATTCTACTGTTGTTTTCATAATTTAATTCTTTTATGTTTTCCTGTTCTTAATACATCTTCTTCTTTGATTCCGTGTTTTTGCGCGTATTTCAAAACGTATTCTTCGCAATATTCTAACACGGATGAACTATAAAGATGCTTGTCGTTTATACTTACTGCATAACTTAAATAAGTTCTACCCTTATACGTTTGTTTTATTTTTCTAATCCATCTGTATTTCATATTAATGTTTTAATGTATTCATAAATTTCGTAGGTTTCTTCTTCAGCCCAAGTAATTATCTCTTCTTCCTTTTCCATATCGTAATTAAACCTGAATAAAGACTGATGACAAAGTTCGTGCATAATTAATCCTGTAGTTTTAACCTCATCGGTGCATTGAGAAAGATTAATAAACACGAATCGTTTATCCTTTTCGCCATACTCTTTATTTGCTTTAGGAATGAAATTACACCACCCGGCAATATAACTACTTTGTTTCGTGTTTTGGTGAAGCCGACAATCCGTTATGTTTAACCCGTGCATTTCTTTTACATTAAAATAATAAAACACTTCGCAAGGGTCATTACTTAGCAACAAAGTATAACCATCTCTATTTTTTACCCACATAACTCCAAGTTTTATCGTTCTCATTCCATCTTAACGTTCGTGCTTTTGCGTGACAAACTTTCATATAATGTTGAATATCCATCCTTCCCGTGTTGTTTTTCTTTTGCTCCAACCAATAATCAATTATTTCAATCAAAGTCGGATTTGCTTTTTTAGGCTTTCTCATCGTATTAAAATAAAAAGTGATAGTAACATACCCAACGTGCAGATAAACAGCGTTAAACCGAACGTAACGACCCTTAAAAACTCTTTGTGTTCTTCGTTCGCTGGGGTGACTTGGTCTAACAAGTCGTAAAAGTAATTTTTCATAGTTAATTATTTAATTGTTTGGTACAAATATACGTTATATTATTTAATATAGTTACATTTTTTTCAGATATTTTTTATTTAAACTAAAAAACCCCTACCGAAGTAAGGGTTCTCGTTAACAATTAACCTATTCAATTATGAAGAATGGTACAAATATACTATTTTAATCGTTTAGTAATGTATCTACCTAAAATTTTTCCTACCAAATTCAAAATCGGTTTCTCTGCATCGACTTTCACCTCGATTTTGTCATCCGTTTTTGTAACTTCGATGTCTAAATTTTTAGTATCTAACTTCACCTCGTTAATTGTTTCATCTCTTTTGATTTCTAATGATGCGTCATTCACCTGAATTTCTACATCTACATTCTTTTTTTTCTTTGCCATTTTATTGTTCATTTGTTGTTATTACTCCTTTAGGTGCTAAATGCACTTTTCTTACGTTAACCGGTTGCGCAACCTTCCAAGCCGTTCGCCTTGCTTTAAATAATCTACTTTTTGCAATTCTTGAAACACTAACTGCATTACCTTGATTACCACCCAAAACGTGATAGTGCGTTAAATCTTCTCCAACATAAATACCTACGTGTCCTCCGCCGTTTCTTCTAAATGTTAGTAAATCGCCTAACATCGGTTCGCTTACAGGATTACCCCAATTACTCCACGATAAAGCCCATAATGGTTTATCTACTACGTCTAACCCTGCCATTTTACAGCAATAAGCAATAAATAATCCGCACCAAGGTATTTCGTCTGAATTGTAAACACTTGCTAATTTAAGTTCACGCGCCCAACCTAATATAACGGGATTGTGTTCTTTACCTACTATTTCAGTTACTCCAAGTTGTTTAACAGCCTGAACTAAAACACGGGGTGCTTTTTCTTGTTTTAACCAATCGTAATTCATTCAATTTCTATTAATTCATCTTTTGGTACAATAGCAAAATGAGTAGTGTCATTAATTGGCTTTGAAGCCGTGTTATTATTTTTCCCATAACAATCATATAAACGATGTTTTAAATCTTGAACATCGGAATGTGTATACCATAACCACAAAGCAAGTATTCCCGTTGCGCCTTGCTTTTTAATGACTTCTAAAAGTTGGGTTAAATTAATCATTATAAAACTAAAATTTGTGTGTTATATCCGTTTCCATTTTCATAATTGCAAGTTCCGTGACAGCACCCGGTGCATCCGTGGCAATCAATCATTGGTCTTAAATCCGTGTCACGATTAGTTTCAGAAATAAATTCAGGATAAAGATTCTTGTTTTTGATTAAATACTTAATTAAGCGTTGTTCAAAGAACGCTGCTTTTTGTGCATAGTGTTCCATTCCAAAAGCTACTTCACGCTGACTTACTGAACTTGAAAAATCCCCGTTTTGTGTTTGTAAACCTTTGTTCTTTAGTTGATATGTTAAACCGAAAACTGCATCTTCAGCACTTCGCCAAGCTACAATCGGTTGAATGAATTTAATTAGTGTTTCTTCATCGGGATTAGCCGTTTGTGTATTGTAGACCTTCAGCATATAATTAAAAAACGTAGTTCCTAAAATTGGCATAATGCGAAGCTGTGCTTGTGTAGCTATATATGGTGTTACATCAGTTACATCTACGTTAGCCGTTATAGGTGTGTTCGTCTTTAAGTAGTTTTCGGTTATAAAGTAAAGCATTATTCAGGTGTTTTGGGTGTTTCACTTGTTGGAATCGGTACAACATCACCACCTTCAACGGGCGGCAATGAAGCCAAAGCACGAATCTCGTTCGGTGTCATTGAACTAAGAACTTTTGTAGCAACCAATGGTGACATTGAATTCAAAGCATCACTTGTTTTAGATGCGCTTTCCTCAACTTCTACTATCGTTTCGTTAATGATTTGAAAGTTGTTAATTACTAACTCACCTTTTACTTTAGCGATATGTAGCAATTCGTTGAATATATCTTGAACAATCTCACGCAAAGGTTTAACAACATTCTTTTCGAAGATTACATACGCTTGTTTGATATCACTACCCGAACCTAAAGAACCCGTAGTTCTAACACCCATTAAAATAGGGTCAATCGTGTGCGCAAAGCAAATCTGCTCGGTGTTTAACGCTGATGCTTCTTGAAATAGCTTATCGTTTGAATTAGTCGGTAAACTTTCAATCTTAGGCATTTGCTCGGGTGAGTTAGCGAAGAACGCAACTGCTTTACCCGCGTTTTCAGCACCTTTCAATTTATCGATGGTTCGTCTTAATACATTTTTTTCTTCTTCGCTTTGTGGTCTTTTAGGGAACATCATAGCAAATGAAGGGAAAACAGCGTTTTGAATGTTTGATTTCGCTAAATAACTAAGTTCGCCACTTAAAAAAGCAAAGTTTAACGCACTTGAATACTGCGGTAATGGGTAGTAATCTTGACCGATGCAAGGTAACTCGTAAATATAAAGTTGTTCGTACTCATTACTTAATGGGTGATATGGTGTAATTTCAAAAACATCTATTCTTGAAGCCCAATCTTCGCAAATAAAGTATGTTTTTCCGTCTTTAGAGCGTCTTAATTTCTCGGGCGATAGGTTTTCTACTCTCGTAAGTTTTCCACGTTCTGAAAAACATAATTTAAAGTACACTCTATTATGAATAACTAACTGCTTCGTAACGATCGCTGCAACCTTTTTTAGTTTTATCTTCTTTTCGAATGCGTAAAGTTCTAATTTTTCTTCGTTAGTTAGCTTTTCCGTTTGAATCGTAAATCCACCACCGATAACTGCATTCACTTTGTAATCTACTATCGCTCCGTGTAATGGTGATGAGTAGTACATTTGATTTAATGTTTCCGGGTAAAGGTTATCTTGTCCGAATGGAATGTAACCCGCAACTTGATAGCGTCCATTTACATAAGGTAATGCAAGATTTGCACCGCCCACTTTATAAAAAGGTGTGCTAAAACTTTGATAGCCTTCCACGACTTCAATATTTTGTTTTTCACTTTGTCTAAATATATCGTACCAAGCCATAATTTAATCGTATATTGAATTTACAATAGCACCCGAAACAACCATTCGACCTTCTTCGATTACTTCGCCCGTAGTATCTTCGATTGTTATAGGTGGGATAAGTGATTCATAAACCGAATAAGAATATTGACCTTTGCTTAATTCAACATCTACGGGTTCATCTAACAAGAACTGATTAAACCTTTCAGGATATGTAGAAATGTCGGTAGATGTGAATAAAATAGGGTCTGATTCGGGATTCATTTCGTTCTGAAACACGAACAAATAATAAGGATTAGTTAACGTACTTACTTCAGTTAACGTTAAAACTATATTATTGATTTCGTCTTTATTTATGTATATCACAACTATATTAATTTAGTTCGTCTTTTTGTTTAAAAAAAAAGCACCCCGAAGGATGCTAATTTATTATGGAGAAACAGGGATTTAGATAACTAAATTTACAGCAGACTCAAGAACTTCATAGGATAAATACTCCTCTTCAGACGTCAAAGTAACGGAATACTTAGAACCATCCGCACGAGCCGTTCCCGAACCTTCAGCAGCACCCGTTAACTGCATATATGGGAAGTACCAATACTTTCCGTTTGCATCTTGAATGATAACCGCTAAATATTGTTGACCCGCTCCAAGCACTTTAATAGCTTGGGATTTTGATTGGTCACGACGATGGAACATCAACGTAATTGTTTTAGTATAATAAGAAGAACCATTTACAAGGTCGATAGCTGCTTCTTCAGTATACGAACCCGTGTTTCTTCTAATTTCGAACTCCGTAAATAACGTCGGGGTTACTAAAGTAATTCCATCAATAGTCCAAGTTAATGTTGAATCTAAAGTGATTTCATCTATTTCATCCTGTTGGTTTATCCACACTTTGTAGATACCACCCGAATTGTTGTCACACGACTTAACAATTCCTTCTAATGCTTCACAAGCCATATTTTTATATTTTTTTTATGTTTTACAAAAAAGGGTGAGGTTATCCCCACCCCTTAAACCTATTTATTAATTATTGATTAATCAAAACAAGCAGCCCAAACAGCGATTTGCTCGGGGTTTGTATGAAAAAATCCTGCTTTAACATTCGCACGTGTACGGATATATGGTTCAGCAACCGTGTCAGTTAAGTTAACTGCTTTCAAAGCCTTAGAATCACCTTCAGCATCAAACGCATAAACTAAATCATCTTTTAAAGAAGCTACGATTGTGTTATCCGGCATACCTTCACAAACGATTACTTTAATTCCTAAGTAAGTCATTTGCAATGGAGCAGTAACATAAGTTAATGTGTTACCTGAAGCAGCAGCTAATTCGTAAGCAGCAGCAACGTTAGAAGAAACACGGATTCTTAAATCAGCTTTTTTGAATCGAACTGAAGCAGGTAAACCACCAACAACTGAATTCAATGTAGTAAGTACGTTACCGCTGTTTACAGCACCACCATTTGAATAAGCTAAGTTAGCACCATCAGCACACAATTTAACTAAGTGACCATCACAAAGTTCCAAAAGCGGGTTTTCGCTTGTTGTGTCACCTTGCCATCTAATCAATTCGATATCTTCTTCGATTTGACTTGCCATTATACCCCAATAGTAGTTCATAAAAGAAGCTACGGTGAAATCACCGTTAGAACCTTGTGTCATTTGCAAAGCAACAAAAGACTGCTCTAAATCGAATTGACAAATTTGAGCCATTGCCGAAAACGCACAAACATCGATTTCGATAGCGTCAAGCGTATCATTTGGAGCGTTGAAGTTACAAGTAGATGCTTGTAAGATTGAACCGAAAGCAACGTTAGCCAATTTAGTTTTTGACTTAATACCCGGCAAAGCACGATATGAATCTGCAACGTCAGCTGTTAAATAAGCACGAGAATAGAACTCGTTAGGGTTAGGACAAAGCAAAGCGTTGTTCTCAATGTCAAGGTCGAATTTTAATTTTCTTTCCATTTTTGTTTTTATTTGATTTTTAGTTATTACTTAATTTATTAAATGCGCTGAATTTTTCAGCAATACTCATTTTAACTTCAGACTTCATTTCGATTTCATCTTCCGCTTTTTCCGCTAACATTTCTTCCATTTGGGTTCTTAAGTCAGCAATGATTTTTAAAAGGTTGTTAACTTGTTCTTCAAGTACAGGAGCAACGATTGCCAAAACTGCTTCCGCATCCGTAGCAACGTCAACCGCCATTTCTTCTTCTTTAACAACTTCTTCAAGTTCTTCGGGTGCAGGTTGTTCGTCAATTGGTTCAGTTTCGGTAGTTACTTCTTCTTCGACTACTGAATCTTCCATCGCAACCTCTTCTTTGGGTGCATCCTTAATCTCGATAATCTCACCGCCTTTTACAACGTAGATTTTACCTTCGATTAGGTGTTCGCCATCGGGTAATTTGTTCATATTATATGTGTTTATTTGATTACTTAATTTAAGACCTAAAAACCCTTCAATAGAAAACCCAACTTGTTCGGCTTTTACTAACTCATTGTAATAGTCTTTATCAGTTACTTGCGCTGTTATCATTAACGTACCTTTAGGAACTTCAATTCCAAACGTGCTAAATGCTTTATCTTGTTTTGGGTTATCTACAATCCACGATTCTAAAATGTATGCGGGAACTTTTTGTTCTTGGTCGTGTTCTAAATTAAAGATATCACGATTCTTTAAATCTTGCATAAACTTAGCGTGGATTTGCTCGATTGTTTCAGCTGTGAATTGAACGTAATATTCGCCCGTTTCGTCATCCCTTCTATAAATTTCCATTGGAATCATAGCCGGTGCAGTCACACGATATTTTAAATCGTCCGCAAATAACATTTTAACTTCTTGACTAAATGCCATTCCTTTAACCTTTATTGCCGGGTTAGAAGTAAACGCAATTTGTTCAATTCCTAAATCTTCGCCATCCGAATATTCGGGGTCAATCGTGATTTTGTATATAGGTAAATCCTTTGTCATCTCACTATATTAAATTTTATTTATATTTGTTCAAAAATTATAAAGATGATTGAAGTACTTGGGCGCAATATTGCCAATAAAATGAATGAAATAACTATCGAAGAATTCGAAAAGATTTCTAACATTCACAACAATTCAGAACTCGATAACATCGAAAAACAAATCAAAGTTTTTGAAGTAGTCGGAATCGAAGAAGATGAATGGGATGATTTTAAATACTTCGTTGAAAAAACCAAAGAATTCAATACCGATAATTACGAACCTAAAGACCCTATCGGTGAAATAGAAATAGACGGATTTACTTATAAAGCGGAATTAAAACTTTCAGTAAAAGATACGAAGCTAATCGAGAAAATGATTACTAAAGAAAATAAACATTCCGTGTCTGACATTATGGCTTTAATGTTTAAACGAACCGATTTAAGTAACACGGAACACTACGATAGCGCACACCTAAAACACAAATCTAAACTATTTAGAACACAAGTCGCTGAAATAGCAATCCCTTATCTTAATTATGTCACAAACACAATCTCTGAACACGCTAAAAAGCAAGCTGCCGAAAGCGTGGAATCAAATAACGATTGAAACATTTATAGAACTAAAGACCCTATCCGATGAAGATGGGGTTTTTAACTATCAAATAGATGTATTATGTACGTTGTTAGATTGTTATCCTGAAGATATTGATGAATTAGGCATCGATGAACTTGAAGAACTTTTGTTATTGGTCAAGTTTATAAGGGATGAACCACCCAAGAACTACAAATCAGAACTTGGAATCTATAAACTAAAGCCATTTAACAAAATTACGTTAGGTGAGTTTATAAGTTTAGAAGCATATTTCTCGGATAACTACATTTTAAAGCTACCTAATATCGTTGCAATACTTTATCGAAGATTTCGTGTTAATGAATGGGGGGATGAAACGTTAGAACCTTATAACTATCATTCGTCAGATAGGTTAGATTGGTTTTTGGATTTTAAGATAACCGATGTTTTTGGATTACTACCGGAATACATTAAATTTCGTGAAGGTATAATCGACCAATATAAAAACCTAATGACCGAAACTTACGAAGATGACTTCGAAATCGATTCTAATATGGATGCCGAAGATTTGAAAGCAGCTGAAGAAGAAAAGAAACAACAAAAATGGGGATGGGAAACTTTAATATGGAATTTATGCAACGAAGACTTAACTAAGTTTCACGCTGTTTGCGACCTTCCGTTAATACTCGTGTTTAACTTTCTTGGAATGAAAAAAGAATTAAACGTTTAGTATTCCAATGCACCCCAAAACTCACCGAATAACGGATTAAAGTCATAGATTACATTTTGCTTTTTACGAAGCATTCCCGCAACTTGAACAAGCGGATATTTACCCGATAGCCATTCGATGTATTGTGCATACATTTCCGAGATTATACCTTCGCTTTCTAATCGTTTATTGAATTGTCTAACTAAGTTATAAGGTTCTATTGATATTGTTCCGTTATTTAGAAACCCAAAGTAATAAGCAGCAAGTATTTCGATTCTTAAATTACCTTCCGTAGTGAATTTAGCATTAATACGGATTGATTCGTAAAGCGTTCCCGTGTCTATTAACGCATCTTCTTTGATGAC